CTGGATGGTGGCGTCGACACCGCTCTTGGTCGTGCTCTGCAGCACGTCGGGATCAAGACCGGCCGACGCGGGCACGACGCCCGTGCGCTTGGCCTTCACCTGATCAATCCAGGCGATGATCGGCATCGCCTGCTGGCCGACGAACGTCGTGTTCAATTCCTGCACCATGCCAGGCGCCCGCATGCGGACGATCGCGCCGGTCTCGGTGTTCATGACGTCGTCCATGTTCACCTGGCCTTCGACCACCGCCGTGCGCGGATGGATGGCCTGGGCCAGGCTGTCGAGCGTGTTGCGCACGATGGCCGACATCAAAATCTGAATATCCATCGTCTGATCAGCGACACTGTTGCCGATGATCATGTGCGGCTCGGGATCAGGGCACAGCACCGACATCGGGACTTCATCCCACACTTCATCGGCCAGCACGGTGTGGCCGATCATGCAGACGCGGCGCAGCTCAGCGATGCCGTCGCCATCCTTGTCGATGCGGATGAAGGCCTCGTTGTAGACAACCTTGGTCGCACTCTCGTCATTGATGTCGGGAGACTGCTGGAACGCGTTGATCGCCGGGTTGCGCGCCTGAGCTTCGACGTTGGTGAGGAACGTGTCACCGATGCCCGAGACGTCTTTGATCTGATCGAGGCTGTAGCCCATCTTCACGAGATCGCTGTAGGTCTTCAGCGAGCGGTGCCCGACCATCGGGCAGGTCTTCAATTCGCGGCCGGTGCGGCTGACAAGCAGCTCTTCGACCGGCAGGCATTCGACCAGCACGCGCTTCTTCATCTTGTGCCGACGAATGCGAACGTCGTGCAGCATCGGCGTCGGGATCGGCACGGGCTGGCCCGTCGCCGGGTCGACGGGCGGTTGCCAATTGGGCATCTCGCTGGCGATGTCTTCCAAAATCTCGACGTCGGGATCGACCGTCAGTTGCTGCATCTGAGCGTCGCTGAGATCGGTATAGCTGTACTCAGCGATTTCGATGTCTTCATCCCACCGCCACTTGAGAACGCCCGACTTGCGCACCAGGGCGTCCTTGAAAGCGTTGTAGAGGATCGTGAAACCGTCGTTGTCATTGTAGAAAAGGTAGTTGACGTAGTCGGTCGCCTGCTCGGCCTGCTCGACTTTCTGCGCCGTGCGCGGCTCGAAAGTGCAGACTTCGCTGGAGCTGGTGAAGATGCGCAGCAGCGATGGCATCTGCGCCAGCACGGTGTCGCGCACTTCGGTCATCACGAACTGCGACCGACCGGGCTCTTCATTGCCGAACAGATCACCGCGATACATTGACGTCGCTTGCGCGCGGCTGCGCGCGATGTAGCTGTCGATGTAGTCCTGGCCGTCATCAATCGCCGCCTTCACGGCGGCGCCGAATTGCGCTTCATCCATCGGCTCGGGAGCGCCCTGATCGGCAGGCATCTCCCTGAGCTGTGGGCCAGTGACGACTAACGCGTTTGGTGTGTCGGCCATGATACGCGGCCTCCGCCTAATTAGGCCCTAATTAGAGCCCGAGCAGACCAGTCTTCGGCTTCTTCACCAGCACGGTGGAGCCCGTCGAGACGCCAGGGGCAGGCTGGGTGGGCGCCTTCGGTGAGCGCAGCATGGCGCGCTCACCGCGCTTGGCCGCCGACACCTTGGCGGCCTTCTTGACCGCCGCCTGCTGGGCCGGTGTGCGCGGCAGTCCGCCCGCGCCCATGCCGTAGCTCGCCCGCCCGAGCTGATCGCGCGGCGTGTTGCGATCGGCCATGTCGTAGGCGTTCATCATGTCGATCTTGGTCTGGTGGTTCTTGTTCAGTGGCATTGTCAGCTCCACGGGTTGGGTGGCGTCGGTTCGGTCGTCCAGCTCACTCTGCGTCGCTCCAGGATGCGCACCGCACCCTGCTCGGTGATGCGGCGTCGGCCGTCTTGGGTGATGCGTCGGACATTGTCGTTGCGCACGATCAGCCAGTCGTCGGCGGACGGGAATGATTTGGTCCACTCGGTCATGGCGGGCTCGCGGGCGGCGGTCCGGGCAGACCGGCGCCACCCTCTGTCGCCATCCACTCGCGCAGCGCAGCGACGCACGTCGGGCAGAGATAGGCGGTGACGTTGAACTGCGGCGCACCACCGGGCGGTAGCGCTTCATCGCACATCATGCGACCCCATCCTTCTGGTAGGTTGACGCTCATCGCGTTCTCGGCGCCCACGCCCTCGGCTGTCACGCCGTCGCGGTTACAGGTGAAGGTGCTGGTCGTGCTGATCGGCATGGTTCCTCACAGCTTGATGATGGTGGTGACGGTGCGTGTCGATTGGGTGTTGTTGTGCGCGGTCCCGCTGCCGGTGGCCGCCGTCGCGCCGCCATTGACGGCGAGCGCGCCAGCGGCGTTGACGGTGACGGCAACCGACTGAAAGAGACCCGCGTTCGTGCCGTCTGCTGTGCCAACGGCACGATCTGTACCGTTGGTCAGATTGTTGCCAACAGAACCAGCGCCGGACGCCGAGTGCCCGTGTCCCGCCGTCGACAGACTGCCCGGACCGTGGGTGTGCGAGGCAAGGTGCGCCGTGTTGAGTTGCACGTCCTGCGCGCCTGCGATCATGCCGTTGCGTGGATGCAGGTTGGTCAGACGACCAGCAGCGGTGCCGCCCAGGCTGTCGAACGTCGCGCGCACTGTGCCCCGGTAGTCGAGCCCGCCGATGGTCTTGTTGGCGGCGAAGTCGGCAGCGGCGCTGGCCCCTCTGCCACCTGAGACCGGCGCCTCGGTGTCGTCCAGGGTCCACAGGTGAGCGAACAGGTTGGCGCAGTCGGCGTTGGCGCGGATCGTGGCACCCGAGGCGGCGTTGCCGATGGTGCCGTTGATCGCCCACACCCAACCGGCTGGCGCCAGGACCGAGCCCACGAGATCGACCACGGCGCCCACGGGGAAGCTCGCAGACGGCAAGGCGGCAATGGCAGCAGCGATGGCAGCTTGCACCATCGCCGTCGTGGCGATGCTGGTGTCGTTGTCCGACGTCGCAGGCGTCGGCGCTCGGGGATCGCCCGTGAAGATCGGACCGGCAAGCGGGGCATAGTTGAACGAACCGATTTGCATGTTGACCCAGCCCAGGGTCGCGATCTGATCGCCCGGCCCTGCGCCGGGCGGCGTCGGGGCCCTAGGCACGCCCGTGAGGGTCGGGCTGTTGATCGGCGCATAGTTCGGCAGCACCAGATTGAGCGTGTCGCTCAGGAATTGCTTGTTAACGATTATGTCGTTGGGCGAGGACCCCGTGGCCGTTGGCGCGGTCGGCGTACCGCTCAGCGCCACGTCGCTCTTAATCATCGGGTTGGGGTAGTTGCCCGCCAGATCACCACCCGCCGGGCCGGTCGCGGCGGTGCCAATGGCCTGTTGCACGAACGCCGTGGTGGCAATCGAGGTATCGCTGTCGCCGGGTGCTCGGGTCGGCGCTTCGGGATTGCCGAAGAAGATCGGACTGTCGTTGAAGACCAGCAGGCCGCCGTTGCCGGTCTTGTCCATCATCGCGGCGTAGAGATTGAAGCTCGACGGCTGGTTCAACCACGCCGGGATGCCGGTCGCCATCGAGCCGGTCAGCCGGGCATTGATCTGGCCAACCGTGAGTGAGCGTGTCGTGCCGCCCTGGTTGGCTTCAAGCTGGTCGCTGTCGTTCGCCTCGCTGCCGACCGGCAGCTCGCTGATCATGGCCTCGCTGACGCTGGCAAATTGACTGACGTCAGCCATCACAACCCCTTGGTCGCCGCCAGGACGCACCACATCGAGGCGGTCTGCAGGTTGGTGATGGCGACAGCGGCCTCACGCCCGGCCGCGCCGTCGTTGCGGTCGCGGATCACTTCCATGATCGAGATCAACTCGGCGGTGCGCTGCTTGATCGCGCTGACGTCCTCGTTGCCCGAGGGATTGAAGTTCTTGCGCACTGCGTCGGCTGCCGTCGTGCTGATAGTCATCACACAATCCCCTTGATGTTGCGTTGGAGTGGCTTGCCCTTGACCCAGAAGGCCGCCCGGCCGCCGATCATGGCGGCAGCCCCGGCAAAGGTGAGGCAGAGCGCGTCAGCGATGTCGGGGGACTTGAGACCTCTGCGCTTCATGTCGGCCTTGGCTTCGACCTTGAGCTTGCCGTTGCTCAGGAAGCTGTAGGTCGGACCGACCAGGTCCATCTTCAGCTCTTCGCTCTTGGGTAGGCGACACTGGCGCTTGGCCAACCAATCCTTGACCGACATCCACAGCTCATCGCGCAGCTTTGACGCCGTAGGCGACAAAGCACTGACCTCGCTCACGTTGACGTCGCGGATGTTCAGGCCTTGCTCGCGCAGTCGATCGGCCACACCAGCACCGAGGCCGATGCTGTCGACCATGATCTCGGCGGGCGTGTCGTTGCGCGCCTCATTCATCACCCAGCCGCAGGTCTGCATGAGATCGAAGCCGTGAAACGACTTGTACTCGACCACGACATTGCCTTGGCGCTTCAGCAGCACGGTGCGATCGTCACCGAAGCGGGCAACGTCCACGCCATAAACCAGTGGCTCCCTGGTATCGAGGACAGCGTCGCGCCCCATCGCGGCATCGACCAGCTCAGCCGGGATCAGCACGTCGTCTTCGGCCAGGGCGAACTCACCCAGCACGCGGACGTGATAGGCCTTCGACTTCTCGCCGTAGGTCTCCAGGGTCTGCTGAATGAAGTCAGGCGAGACCAGGCGTGAGCCGACGCAACTGACGTGCAGCCTGAACCAGCTCGCCATCAATTCGTGGTGGGTCTTGAAGAACAGCCCGGTGTTGCGCGTCGGGTTGCTGATCAGGATGGTGGTCGCCTGGAATGACGACATCGAGCCCGAGGCGGCTTCAAAGACGGGCTCGGGGATCGCTGACGCCTCGTCACAGACCAGCAAGACATGATCACTGTGAACGCCTGCAAGCGCCTCGGGCCTTTCGGCGCTGCTGGTGCGCGCCGACATGAATGAGCTTTCGGGTGCGGCCTTGAGGAAGACGCGGTTGCTGGTGACTTCCACCTGCTGGCGCATGAAGTCGGGCAGCTCATTGATCCAGCGCTTCACTTCGGAGAACAGCGCGTCGAAGAGCTGGCTTTCGGTCGGCGCCGTCAGCACGCTCTTCTGCGGGAAGCGCGTGAACATGAACCAGATCAGCGCCCAGGCGCAGGCCGCCGACTTACCGACACCATGCCCGGCCCGAACGCTGATACGGCGCTCACCACGAGCCACCGCCTTCAAGAAGCGCTTCTGCCACTTCTCGATCTTGAAACCGGGATAGTTCTTGAGCAGCAGGTCTTCGACAAAGGCGACCGGCCGGTCGCGGTAGGTCTCAACGATCGTGGTCCAGAGGCCAATCTTGGCAGCGGCTTCGCCTGGCTTGGACACCGCTGCGGCGGCAGCCGCTGCGGCAGCACCTGTCAGGATGGTGCGACGACCGAGGACGGCGTCCTGTCGTGTGGGGCCTACGCTTTCAGTAGGCTCTTCTATATGCTGTTGTGAATTTTTTTCGGGGGAGTGGTGGAATGCGTTTGGCGGGTGCGGGTGGTCCGTTTCCGACTGCGGGGTCGAGGTGGTCGACCCGGTGGGGGGCTTCGCAGTGATTTGATTGCTACGTTCAACCCGCTCGATAGCGGCGCGTCTGGCTACGCCTACGTCCGGGCCATCGCTCGCCCGTGCGTTGCGCGTTGCGCGTTGATCTAGCCCAGCGTGTCGCTTGCCTCCTTTGGTCATGGCATTGCCCTACGCAATGCGTACGTGGTTTGTAGCCACATAGATAAGCCAGTAATACCGGCATTCTGTCGCACTGGCAGGGTGCAAACGGGGTGCGACCTAGTCATCGTCGCTTGTGTCCCGATTGTCGACGGGCTCAGCCTGTCGCTTGCGCGCGGTCCCGATAAGAGCGGCGATGTGTTCGCCTGACAATACACCTGAAAGTTGCAGGTCGATCCACATGCCTGCCGCTTTGCCTATCAACTCCTCACAGCGGACAGCGGGCCCGTACTGGCCATCGCGTTCAGCGTTGTGGCTGATCTGATCGAGGCGCCGACGCACCCTAGCGGGCGAGAAATCCCGCTCAATCTGCCGCAGTTCACCATCAATTGCAGACGCAACGTTAGGCTTCCTTAGGTTCTCATGAGCCATGACACCTAAGGCATTCCCGTTGCCCTTGTACCCTGCAAGCTTGGCAGCCTTCGCACCATTGCCATGGTGCGCGTATTCTGCCGCAAACCGCTTTTGCTTGAGTGTCAGGCCTTTGGCCTTGGCCATCGTACGGCCTCCCGTACCGTGGAGGCCTAGACCGTACGCTCCCCGTAAGTGAGCGGTCAATCAAGTATTATGGAAAATCGACGGGACCGTATCCCGAACACGCGCAAAGGGCCGCCACGCGCTAGATCACTCTCCCATATGTCTATCCATGAGACACTGTCCTTTGCCTTCTACAGCGCCCTTTCTGAGCCCTCATGGGCTTCAGGCCCATGAGGGCCTATGAACGCTGTCTGGAGGAGTGGAGGTGTTGGTTGCTGGTCTCCCTGTCGGTCGACCAGTAAAGATATATACGCACGCAACAAAAAAACCTGTCAATTACGATATGCGTACTATCTGCATATAGCTATGGCGACCAGAGCCCGAAAAGGCAACGGGGCCGACGATGCGGCCCCGTGTAATAATTTCGTGAGATGACATAGAGCTATGGCGATATTCCCTCCTGGTTTAGCAGGCTGCAGGCCTCATTCAGAGCCTGTACCGCATCATTGGGATTGGCGCAGTCTTTGTGCCAACTATCGGCCACCATCCTCGCCAGCCAAGGCACCATGCGGCGGACACTGGCCAAGGCCTCGCGCGCCACGCGTGGCCGATCGCTGAAAACGAACACATAAGAACCGTCCGGCAGGCCTCCGCCGACCAGATCACCATACCGTGCCGTGTTCCATTGCAGATGATCACGCAAGGCCTCAGCGGCCTTGCGTGCATTCTCAGACGGGTTTAGCGCGTGGTCGGCCTGCCACATTTTTATGCCTGCCGAACACTTGGCAATGTAGCGTGAGCCGCGAAAGTTTGTCGGCCCCAGAAACCGAACGTGGATTGCTTGCGTGATCATGGTTAAGCGGCCTCCTTCATTGGCCAGTCAGTCGCAGGGGTGGGAACGGAATGCAGAAAATCGATGTCGCGCCTAGGCGCCTTCTCACGATGGCAGTTGCGCGGATGATCGCTGTCGACCGACGCGGGGTGCGGAACGTGACCACGCGCCGCGCACCATTCTAGATACTCACTCCGTAGGGAGCGGCGGTCTATCCCGAGGCCGTCGAAATTCCCGCCGCTGTCAGTCTCACCGAAATTGCGCGGCACATACTTGCGCTCGATACCGCGCAAGGCGCGGTTTTCGCGGTACACGTCTTTGATCGTGCGCGGCCGGAGATCACGCTTCAATTGCGCGTCACTGATTACCCAATAGCGGGCGGGCGAACGCAGGCTGGCAAGTGTCGTGGTCGAGACCTTTTCCCACGCGCCACCATTGCCAAGGTATGCGCCGTACGGGTTCCAATGCTTCATCGCATCACCTGTCAGTGATTGTTGTAAATCAGGCCGATGACCAGGAAGGCCACGACACAGAAGATGATCGTGCCCATTAGGCGTCCCTCCCCGTGCACGGCGCGCCAATGGCGCACGCGATGAACCGACCACGATCGAAACGCGGGTTTGTGTTGGCCAGCTTGTCGGCAAAGTGATTGGCGACAGCGATGCGGCAATCATTGCCGCGATAGACGGGGAGAGATGCGATTGCCTCAGCAATCAAAACGTAGTGGCGATGCTGCATAGATACTGACTTGGTCATTGCGTAGGGCCTCCTATTGCCCTGTAGGTCCCGGACTATTCCAGAGCCTCCTACTGCCTTAGGCCCGCTACGCTTTCGCGTGCGGGCCTTTGTGGGGCGATGGTCGACTAGACCGGCACATTGGTATCCGTGCGCCACATAATGCGAAGACGGAAAGCCGCTTCGTCATCGCCCTGATTAAAAAACCGGGCCCGCTCTTTCAGCATCAAGCGCGCATAGCCGCGACGCGTGCGCGGCTTCAGTCCATAGAAGTCTTTGCGGCTTGCGCTATTCATCTCCCAAAAGTTTTCCATCATGGCGCACACGGCAATGGCGTTAATCGCGGTCTCATTCAGCATTGGTCTAACCCCTAGCGGCTTGATTGCCTGCCATGGTTATATGGCACGCCATAGACCTATGGCAAGCCCAAGGTCGAAAATTCTCTAATGTTTTCTTAAATAGTTAGCCGGTGTTCGCTTGACCTACGCAAAAGGCAATGCCATATAGGTATGGCAAGGGCAATTAGGCCCGGCTGAAAGGGAAAGACCCTATGACACACAAAGAAATCGAGACAGCGCTAGAGGCTATGATTGATAGCCAAGGCATGGTGGCGGTATTGACCGCGCTAGAGATCATCTGCGACGAAAAGGCAAACCACTTGCGCCACAACTGGCAGGACACTGCCACGGCGCGCGTGTGGGAACGCGGCTCTAGCGCAATCGGCAAGGCGTTGCGCGCCGTCGACTGGCCCCTGTGAGGCACGCCATGACCCTAACAGGCTCCACAATCTACCTTCACAATTGGCGCAGGCCCCTGCCGTTGCGCGTTCAAAACCGTAAGGTTGTCGGCCCGTATATGTACACGGTCCCGACTGCAGGCCGTGGCCTAGGCCGTGGCTACTATGCCAGCGATGACCAGGGCACAACGGGCGATGCCACGTTTCGCTTGCGCTCGTGTGAGAGGCCCGCACGCGTCAATGGTTGGTACTGCGACGATATGCAGGATCAGACCATTACCGCTTGCGTATTGCGTCTGCCGCGCGGTCGCGGGTTCCTCGCTGGCTGGACCATGGGCAAGGGCATGGCGTCTAGTGTCGACTTTGACCTATACGCGGAGGAGCGTGACGCGTGGTATGCGGCCGACAGCATGGCCGAACATGCGGCCGAACGGGAACGCGAGTATCAGGCCGAACAAGACGCCAAGCGCGAAGAGGAGGCTTAGGCCATGAACATCAAACTGAGCGACAAAGACGCGGCCATGTTGGATATGGCCAGCAAGCTAGATGCCATGGCCACCACGCTGGCCGATGTGCAGACACGCCTATACGCGCTAGCCGACAGGCTGCCCAATGCGGCGGACCGTATTGAAGTCATGGCCATTCATTCGCTTGTCGGGACCGTGGTCTATGATGCCATACCCAAATGAGTGACCACGAATATTTGGCGCGTGTCGGAACGGCCCTGTATGGGCCGTTCTGGCAGAGCGAGCTAGCGCGGGCGATCGACGTCGCCCCGCGCACGGTGCGCCGCTGGGCGGCGGGCGAGAACCGCGTGCCGCCTGGCATCTGGGCCGAGCTGAGCGCGCTGCTCACCGAGCGCGAAGTCACATTGCGCGGTCTGCGTACGCAGATGCCACGTCCACATCTACGTTGACGCTCGATGCCTACGCTCACGTCCACGTCCAGCGCTCTACGTCCACGTTGACGTCCGCCGTCCACGTCTACGTTCGCACGTCTGCGTCCACGTTGGCGTAGGTTGACGTACGCCCACGCCTACGCTTACGGTACGCGTCTACGTCCACGTCGGGAGCAGACCATGGCCAAGCCAGGCAAGACCACCAAGCCAGCGCCCAAGAAATGGCGTGTCGTCACCGCCACCGACACGACCGACATCGAGGCCGACGACATCGATATCCAGGATGGCATTCTGATCCTGGGCAAGAGCAGCATCCTCGCCGCCTGGAGCGATTGGCGCTACGTCACGCTCCTGGTCGACCCGCCACCGCCAGAGCCCGCCGCATGAAATGCCAGTATGCCAGGAGCGACATGACGCCTTGCTACACCAAGGATGGCGTCATCGCGCTCTGCACCGACAGCTTCCTGAAGCATCTCTGCGTCGGCTGTGAGCGGCGCATCTATCCGACCAACGGGGAGCTGTCCGACTATGACAAGCTCGTCAAGCAAGCCGAGGCCACCAAGCGTCGCAAGAGGCGGCGATAAGCTGATCAGCGTTGAAGGCCTCTATCGAGGCCAGCCGTTCAGCGCTGGTTGCGTCGCTCGCGATGGCCATATCATCATTTGCGCGCCGATCTTGCGATCGTCGCTCATGGGCCTCGACGGCAAGACATTCGTGGCGGTGTGCAAAGGCAAAGGCTGGACGTGGGAGGTAGTCAAATGAAATTCCCCGCCGTCATGACCGGGCGCCCGATCTGGCGCCCGAGCTGGCGCACCCTGGTCGTCACCGTCCCATTGAGCCTGTTGCTGTGGAGCGGCGTGGCGTACACCGCCTACCTGCTGATCTGGAGGTAACCGATGGACACACATGCAATGCTGGTCGAGCTGCTGGCGATCAAGCTCTTTGAACACACGCCACTGGGCAGTGGCGAGCAGAACCGGATGAGCTGGAGCGAGGCCGACCCTGCAGACCGCCAGATGGTGCGCGATCAGATCACGGGCGCCAGCGATCCTGAACAGCTCTATGTGGTTGAACCTTGATCGAAGGGAGGTGAGGCATACCGCAAACGCAAAGCCAAGTAAGTCGTGGGACCTCGGTGCCGTTCTCCCCTCGATAAGTGGTCACTCCCCCAAACGCCAATGGTGACCCACGGCGCCGAGGTTTCGACGGAGGAGCTAGCAATGATGCTGCCTAAACATGCAATCGTGCTGCTGGCCGTGCCGATATGGCCACGGCGATGGCTCTACGTCTGGTGGGACAATAGCTGGTACACACCCCGCCTACGCTGCAATCCACCGGCCAACCCGCCAGTCAATCACACCTCGATGAGTTTCTGGGTAGGTTATTTCAAGAGCAAATAGAACCATATCGATGAGCATGGAAAATGGTCGATCCCGAGCTGAGCGATGGCCTGAAGCCCATCCAGGTTGATCTGATTGTCGAGATCATCAAGGTGCTGCAGGCACCGCATTTCGAGAAGATCGAGCCCTATGAAGTGGCCGAGGCTTTCGGCACGGCGATGGCCGTGGTGCTGAAGAACCGCATCGAGAAGCATGGAAAAAGGTGAAGACGGTCTCACCGCTGCTGAACGCCTGCAGCTCTTCGACAGGCTGCCCAAGGCGATCAGAGACGTGCTGCACGACGCGCCATATAACTATGACGTCCGCGACATTCGCAGGGAGTGGTTCACACGGCGAGCGCTCGGCGCCAGAGCCAAGATCGTGGCCCGTGACATCGCGCTGAACGCCCTACGCCACGCCCGCAGCCTACAGGGCAAGCTATGACCGAACGATTTCCCATCTGGTGCCGATCGCTCTACCTCGATATGGGCTTCACCCTGGTCGAGCCAGGCACGTCGGTCGGGGTGAAGTTCGGGTTCCGGTTGAAGGACTGGCTGCCCGACAGTTTCATCGCCCGCCAGGGCAACATGGTGATCCTGCCGCTGCTCACCGCACGCCATCCAGGGACAGGCACCTTCTCCAGGCTCCTGGCCCATCTCGATCGGCGCGGCATGGGCGTCGCCATCAGCTCACCGACCGGCCGGTTTCAGGGCTACCTGGAGCGTCATGGTTGGCGGCCACTCGGCGGCAGCGCGATGGGTGAGCTATGGATGCGCGAGGCCGACATACAGGGCTATCGTGAAAAATTAGGTCAGCCACCATGACCGATGTTTCACGGGAAACATTCACCTGCGTCCGCTGCGGCGGGACATGGCCCAAGGGGCGCTCCGATGCTGAGGCCGAGGCCGAGATGATCGCCACCTTCGGGACGCCGATGCCCGAGGAAGGGCCCATCCAGGCGCTCTGCGATGACTGCTACAAGGATTTCATGGCCTGGTGGGCCAAGCGCCCCAGGCAATGACGGATCGCGCCTACGGTCAAATACGGGGCCCTGGCATCCATTGTACAATTCCTACGTTGGGCGTACGGTATTGACCCCCTGCAGGGAGGACGTCATGGCAACCACCACCACACCCACGACCGGCCCGGCCCCTGGGCCGAAGCCCGCGACCAGCTCAACCCCACCGAGGGCGTACGATCCTGCCGATGAGCTGAGCCCGCCCTTCGATCCCGCCAAGGAAAAGCCCTACAAGCCCGCGCCCTACACGACCGACGAAAAGGCGCCTGAGGCCAAGGCCCCCGAGGCCAGCAAGGCGACCGGCTCAACCACCTACACGAGCTAGCGCCATGACCACACCCAAGGAGGACGTCGTCGCCTTGCGCTGGGCGATCAACGATCTGCTGCACACCGCACCCTTTGACGACATGCTGTGGCCCGAGATGCTGATTGCGTTGCAGCTCGCCGCGCACGACGTCAAGCTCACCTTCATGCGCTACGGCGGGTTCGATCCCGCACCACCGCCTGATTGGCTGCCCGAACGCCCAGCGCCGCCGTGACCGTTCAACCTGAGACCAGGTTCCGCTGCGATCG